AAAACCTTCATCTACGGATTCAATTACAACAGGTAAAAACACAAGTTTACCATCTATTGCAGTTCCTACATAATCTATACCGTTTTTACGTAATTTATTATAATTTTGCATTCTGTTGTATTGAGATTGTGTAACGATTCTTTTAGGAGAAGACCAAATATACTTATTTATTTTTTTCACTTTATCTTTGGTCAATTTTGCTTTTGTTTTAAGTTCTTCAATTTTATTTTTATTTACGGATTCTGTTTTACCACCAAATTGTCTTGCATAAAAATTAGCATCTGATTTAGATTGTTTTTTTGGTTCAGATTTTTTCTTTTTAGATTTAGACAACATAGATTTAGCTTTATCTTTAATTCTTTGTATGATACCTTTTGCTTGTTTGTGTTGAGGATGACTTTTATTATCTAAAGCTGTTTTAACTTTTACTTTTTTACCACCACCAACTGAAAGTTCTTTTTCTTTAGCTCTTGCCATAGCAGCTCTAACACCAGCTGCTATAGCCGCTGGGTTTTCAAAAAGTTTATTTTCACTTTTTACCTTATTAGGTAAACCTTTATGTTTAGTAGAAGCATATTTCTTCACGTCTTTTCCTTTCATACTTTTTGCAACATCTTTAGCTTTCTTTGAAAACTTAGATGCTGGAGCATCACCTTTTTGTATTGCTCTAACGATACCCATAAACTTTTGTTGTTTTTTGGATACTGATGGCATTACTTCATTTTCTTTATAAGTCTAACAGCGTCTCTCATAAAATCAGTCACATTTCTCTTGTAAGACTTGATTATATCATCTGCTAAATCATTATTTGCTATATCTTTAGACATTATTAAAGCTATTTGATTCATAGTTAATCTAAGGTTAGATTCATCTTTCATTAACTTTTGAAGTTTTTTCTTTGCTTTAGGAATGTGTTTAACTTCTTCGTTTATAGAACAACAATCTCCACCACAATCACAACTATGTTTACGAAATTCATACCAAGTGTCCATCATTTTTGTATAATTTGACACTTAACTTCCCCTCATAATGTCATTTATTATTGACTCTACTTTACAATAATCACCACAAGTTCTACCAACCACTTTAACTTTATCAACTGACTCGTTCACCGGATGCATAAAAGCTCCATGTGTGGATGGATTGGAAACAAAGTCAAAAGCGATTAGTTCAAAATCGTCTTGTACTTCTTGAGCGTCTCCCTCATTTACAGTTTCAACTGAACCCATACCACGAGATGAGATACCTAATTTTATTCCTGCTTTAAATAATTCTTTTAATATATTTCCACTTGGTGTTCCCAAAACCTCAACTGTACCTAATAGATTGTCACCTTCAAAATGCATTTCCTTGACATTGTGAGAAACATTTTGTAAATTTACTACTGATGACTCAGGATGGTCTAACTCACCCATCGCTCTTCTTTGTTTAATAAAATCTTGTGTATATTTTTTAGCTTCACGAACTAAAATTTCTCTAGGGTAAATTCTACCGTTTTGATTTTTTGCTTCAGCCCGTTGTAAAACACCCTTCACAACTAACCGACCATTATTATTTTTCATGGATTCGTTTATTTGTTCTGGTTTTATTTCAAACGGTAAATAATCAACTATTAATTGTTTCATTTATCTCTTCCCATCATAATTTCAGTTCTAAGACTCTCTAACATTTCTATCCATTGTCCGAGTCTTTTTAACATATAATTCTTATCTACTTCTTTATTCTGTATTTCAACCTGCCATCGCTTTAACAGAGTCGATATACTGAACAAAGTATCCATATAGGATTTCTTGTTCTCTTTAAAAGGCATCTCAATACCTACTGTAATTGACCGACCTTGTTCGCTAGTTTTACTAACCTTTCACTAACTCTACGTAACGCCTTATGGGTATTTTTCCAATATGACCTTGAATCGACATTCAATTCATTTTTTAGACGAACATTCATTTTAACTAATTTATCTAATTCGTTCAGACTATCTCTAATCTCTCTCATTGACTTACCAATTTTTTGTTTTGGTGTCATTGATTCATCATTTCTGTAATCGTGATACTTTCCTTCATTAACCTTTGAATATCCTGTAGAATTTGTGGATATTTCATCTTCTTTCTTTTTATCTTTTTTTCTATTTTTACCAAAAGCATAAGGAGTTTTTGGTGGACCTTCACCACCATCTATATTACCCGTTACAGATACTTCCGCTAATTCTTTTCGTATTAACTCTCGAATTATTTCTTTGAGTTTATCCCTTATGGACATCCTTAATCTCCTTTATAAGTTCATAATATCTCATCAAAGTTAAAACTTGTTTTTCATTAACCACTTTACCTTTTGTTAAATTTTCTATTTGGTTTATAGCCTCAGTAAGTTTAATACTTGTAATCTTATCGTTTACTTTTGGTAAATGACTTTCTAATTTATTTTTAATTTTTACGACTTCTTTGTCAACATACTCTCTTAAAGAATTTGTGTTACTAATATTATTAATATAATTTTTTAACAATCTCTTTTGTGATTCATTTAAGTTCTTATACTTAGAATTAAATTTATCTACAAGTATTTGATAAGCTAAAAGTCTTAAATCTTTATCTTCTTTATTATATTCCTTTAATACCTTTGCTTTTATTTGTTTTTCATCCATCTTTTTATGAGTAATATGTTCTAATACGGTAAATCTAGAGTTGACAATATGGTTAGCTTTAAATTTCTCATCTGTAGTTTCTGATTGGAATACATTATAGATTGAAGCAAGTAATCTATAATTAGGAATACGACCATTAAAGAAATCATCTACGTTATAATTTTCTTTAATAGAACTTATCAAATTATACTTCTCTCTACGAAGATTGGAGTTACTAAGTTTTTGACGTTGTTTAATTACAACATTCAATAAATCATTAGCCTTAATCTCTGATGTATAATTTTTTTCAGAAAGTAACTTGTAAAGTTCAAGCTCTTTTCCTAATTCAGTATTTTCATTAAAATACTTTTTTAAGATTCCAACTGATTTGGTTGATTTACCAGCCAAAACATCAGCAGTTATCTGTCTTGTCAATAATTCGAAGAGAATACCGGTATTCTTAATCTTCGAGTGTTTTAGTTTTCGAGCCATTACAAATTACTCCGTATGTATATATATTTTCTCATAAATAAATATAAAGTTAAACAATAATTAGTCATTTGAATCTCCATTAGTGAAAGAAGTTACCTCGTTTTTGTATTCTTCCTCTAACTCAGACACCTCTGTTATGATTTCTCTCTCTTTTTTATTAAAATTCATTGACTTTTTAAGAGAATCATAGTGAGCTAACGCTAAAGCTTTACCATATTTAGGTGAACCACTACCACCCTTTTTCTTATCATGTGCCCCTAATGGATCTCTTCCACGTGCACCACTATCTTTTCCATATTTATTTGGTTCTTTAGGTCTTCCTGCACCTGGTTGTCCACCTTCTTCTGAACCACCCTCATCATCTAACTCATGACCAGTTCTACCCATAGCTAAATCAGATGGTGTTCCTTGAGACTGACCACTTTGAGCAGGATCGTTACCCTCAGCTTCAATTTGTTGTCTTCTAAATTTGTTTCTATAATCAAATGTGATTTGTTCATCCATTTCTTTTATTTCATCTTCAGTAAAGTTAAATATGTTTTTATAAATCCATTCTGAAGAAACTAAACCATCTCTAACCATAGACTCAGCCAATGATGTTTTGTTATTCCACAACTCAATTTTTTCTTGCTCATAAATTGTAGATGGATTTGTTAATGTTAATTCAAAATTGGTTAGTTCTGCATCTTGATAACCTTGTGCATATAAATGAACAATAGCAATCTTTGTCAATTCAGAAAGAGTTATTCTTTGTATTCTTTCGATTGTTCTAGCAAAACGAACATCCTCTGCTGCTAACGTAGCCTTTGAACCTATTTGGTCTTCATATCCCAAGAAAGCTTTTGGAATCCTAAGAGCAGATAATAATTTATTTTTAAGATATTCAATGTCCTCTGTAGCTTCATATGTTAATCCTGGAAGAGAATCAATACTTGTACCACTATCACCACCGCGAACTGGTAAGAAAAAATCTTCGGTAATATTTTGCATATTATATTTTAAATTATAATCACCAGTAGTTTCATCCACAACAGGAGCTTTCTTCATCTTATTAATAACTTGTTGCATGTAATTATCAACTTCTGCTGGTGGAATATTACCAATATCTAATTTGAATACTCTTTTTTCGGGTGCTCTCATAATACGATGTATTAACATTGCATCTTCCATAAGAGTTAACTGTTTAAATATTTTCCTAGCACCCTCTACTTGAGACTTACCGTAAGGAAGATAATTAGAATCTGAAAGTAATCTAAAATGAGCCACTTCATAATTTTCTAATTCTTCTTTTGTTGATGTTTGTTCTTGTTTATATCTATGTTCAGATGTAACAGCTTCAATTAAAAATTTAACATATTCAGGATTTTCAGGATCTAATCCTTCTAATCTAGATACATCGTAAACTGAAAGTGGCACTACATTTGTAATACCAAATTTTTCATTTATTTCTAATTTTAAAAAGAAATCACCATACTTACACATATTACGAATCCAAG